TACTGTGAACGATTACAACTTACAGTACAGCCTACACTAGACAAAGAATTTAAAATGTTTTGTAAGCACAGAGGCATTGAAGTAAGTGCCAGCTTATTTGATTTACAATTTACAGAACCACAAAGTTTCTCACAATACAGAACGATTGAGATTGACGCACAGAGAGCTACACTATTTGGTCAGCTTGAAGGTGTTCCATATCTATCTAGAAGATTCATACTTGATAGGTACTTAGGTCTTAATGAAGAAGAAATGGTTGAGAACGATAGACTGTGGAAAGAAGAAAACGAAGTAGGCAATATGCCGAACAGTACAGCAACAGGCGACTTAGGCTCATTGGGTATAAGAGGATCCGATGTAGAGAGTTTCCAACCAACTGACGTTGATGCAGAAAATGCACCAGACGACTTGGGCGGTGGAGAAGCAGGACCTGAGTTAAATGATGATATGGGAGCAACTAGCGATGAGGTTTAATGAACTGGCACAAAGTGCCGAAGAAGATAACTTTAACAAATGGGACATTGACGACACCCGCAGACCACGGTTAACGTTGAAGCATCTCAATAAAATGAGAAACAGACGTGAACTAGCTAGAGCAGAGCACACTTCTAAAGTAGAAGACGTACAATTACAGTATGGTGCAAGTCAAGACGCAGAATAGATAAATAACATTATAATAAGTTATAATACAGCGAATATTGCTCAATAACTACCGTGGCGAACCAAAACCGCGGTTTTTTCTGTATTAAGTATTGGTTAAGGGTAAGAACTCTTAAATACATGTGTTATAACCTCGATAAAGGAGAAATGTCAAATGAGTACTCGCGAACGTTATATTAAAGTGATTGAAAGCCTTGTTAATGGCGAAGAAGCAAAAGCTTCGGATTTATTACATGAAGCTTTTGTAGAAAAAGCACGTGAAATTTGGAACGACCTAGTTGAAGCAGACGAAGTTGTAGAAGATGAAGTAGCGGAAGAAGAACTAGATGAAGCGATCGGCTCAGAAAAAGCTGACGACTTTATCGACGACATCGAAGAAGATGATGACGAAATTGAAGCTGAAGAAATGTATGGCGAAGCAGAGAGCGACGAAGCTCCAGCTGAAGACATGGCAGAACCAGAAGCTGAAATGGAATTATCAGATGAAGATGGCGAAATGGATTTCGACGGTGATGGCGAAGAGTCAGAGCACGAAGAAGAACATTCAGAAATTGAAGATAAGCTAGTTAACGTCGAAGACGCACTAGAAGATCTTAAAGCAGAATTTGCCAAAATAATGGGCGACGATGAAGCACCAGCAGAAGAGATGCCAGCTATGGACATGGAACCAGAAATGGATGACATGGAACCAGAGATGGAAGAAGCATTTTATGAAGATAAAGATGCAGACGCAGATGATTCAGAAGAGCTTGAAGAAGCAGCAGATTTAACTAAAGTCGGCAAAGACGGCAAAATACATCCAGTTGATATGCCAGCAGGCGATGATGGTAAATCATCACCAACAGCAGGCAAAAACGACATGGGCGGAAAAGCAGTTGATATGTCTAAAAAATCTGAAGGCGGCTCTAACAAAGGTCTAACAGGCGATGCTAAAGCAATGAACGTAACTCACCCAGGTGATGGTGCGGCATTAAAAGCAAACCCAGCTGGACACGGCGCTGAGAAAAAAGGCAAGGCTGAATAATTATGTTGACTCTTAAAGAGAACCTAACTTATGGACAAGCGAAGATCATTACTGAGAGTTCTCAGGATGGTAAAGACCTGTTTATGCAAGGTATCTTTGTACAAGGAGATAAGCGTAATCAGAATCAGCGGGTATATCCGATAAATGAAATTTCAAAGGCTGTCAAGAACATCCAAGAAAGATTAGATTCGGGTTTATCAGTATTAGGTGAAGCAGATCATCCAGATGATTTGCAAGTAAATTTAGATCGTGTGTCCCATATGATAGAGAAAATGTGGATGGACGGTCAAGACGGTTATGGTCGTTTAAAACTGTTACCTACACCGATGGGAAATATTTGTAAAACCCTATTAGAGAATGGTGTAAAACTTGGCGTTTCGTCAAGAGGTAGTGGAAACGTAACAGAGGGCGGTAATGTTAGTGACTTTGAAATACAAACAGTAGATATAGTTGCTAATCCAAGTGCTCCAGATGCTTACCCGAATACATTATATGAACAAATAATGAATAACGGTAAACGTGGGAACATTTTACTCGATGTTGCAACCGCAGTAAATGACGACAAAATAGCTGAGGTGTACCTCCAGAAGGAAGTACTACAGTTCATTGAAAAACTAGATATTAGGAGAAACTAAATGGCTAATGCAATAGAACAACTCCTAAGTTCAGAAGTCCTATCAGAAGAAGTGCGTTCGACACTTTCAGAGGCATGGGAAGTAAAATTAAGTGAAGCTCGTGAAGAGATCACTGCCGAATTACGTGAAGAATTCGCTAACAGATACGAAACTGATAAAACGTCGATGGTGGAAGCACTTGACGCGATGGTATCAGATACGATCAAATCAGAGTTAGTAGAATTTGCAGCGGACAAAAAAGCGGCAGTATCATCTCAAGTTGAGTATAAGCGTAAAATTGCTGAGCATGCGAATCTGCTTGATAAGTTTGTTATGGAAACACTTAACAAGGAAATTACAGAACTACGCAAAGACAGAAAGCTACAAGAAGGAAACTTCGAGCAGCTGGAAGATTTTGTGATGGAACAACTTACTTCAGAACTTAATGAATTCCATAATGACAAGAAAGACCTTATTGAACAAAAGGTAAAACTTGTTGCAGAAGGCAAAGAAATGATTAAATCAGCTAAAGCTGAATTCATAAACAAAGCTTCTACAAAATTAGCAAGTATTGTTGAGAACACTATCTCAACTGAACTTACTGAGATTAAAGAAGATATTAAAACTGCTAAAGAAAATATGTTTGGACGTAAGTTGTTCGAAACTTTCGCAGCAGAATTTATGGGTTCTCACCTAGCAGAGGGAACACACATTTCAAAACTTTCTAAAGAACTTTCTAATGTGAAGAGTCAATTAGATGAATCACATAAAGAAATTAAAGATAGAGAATCAAAAATCGTTCTTGCTGAATCAAAGGTAACAAAGATTAATGAGAGTCGTGAGCGTGAGACAGTAATGTCAGACCTTATGTCACCACTATCAAAAGACAAACGCGAATTAATGGTAAATTTACTTGAGAGCGTAAGCACTAGTAAATTAAAAGTACAATTCAACAAATACCTACCAACGGTACTTAGTGAATCTACTACATCTGTTAAATCACAGAAACTAAATGAATCTCAGAAGACTGAGATTACAGGTAACAAGGCCGCAACTATTCAGGCAACTGAAAGTGAAGCCGAAATTATTAACCTTAAAAAGTTAGCAGGAATCAACTAAGGAGAATTCCCCAATGACACAGAATCTATTTGAAAACTGGGCAGTAACAAAAGACGCCCTAACAGACGGTTTAGACGGTAACAAAAAGGTTGTAATGGAATCAGTTCTAGAAAACACTAAGAACTATCTTTCAGAATCAGCCGCAGCAGGAACAACAATGGCAGGCAACGTAGCTTCACTTAACAAAGTGATTTTACCAGTAATCCGCCGTGTTATGCCTACTGTTATTGCAAACGAACTAGTTGGCGTACAGCCAATGACTGGTCCAGTAGGACAGATCCATACACTAAGAGTACGTTATGGTGAAGCAGGCGCAGGCGTTGCAGCCGGCGACGAAGCACTATCACCATTTGCTATTGCAAAAGGTTACTCAGGTGACGCATCAACTGGCGGACCAAGCTCAACTTCAAGTCTTGAAGCACAAGCTGGACGTAAGCTATCAATCCAAGTATTGAAGCAAACAGTAGAAGCGAAAACACGTAAACTATCAGCACGTTGGACTTTTGAAGCAGCACAAGATGCTAATTCAATGCACGGTTTGGACGTTGAAGCAGAAATTATGCAAGCACTTGCACAAGAAATTACTGCTGAAATCGACCAAGAAGTTCTTACTTCACTACGTACATTAGCTGGCGCAGCTGTTGACACATATGACCAAGGCGCAGTATCAGGTACTGCAACTTTCGTAGGTGACCAACACGCGGCATTAGCGGTTCTAATTAACCGTTCAGCTAACATCATTGCTACACGTACAAGACGTGGCGCAGGTAACTACGTTGTTATTTCACCAACTATGTTAACAGTACTTCAATCAGCGACTACATCAGCGTTCGCAAGAACAACTGAAGGTCCTTTTGAAGCACCTACTAACACTAAGTTTGTTGGAACACTAAACAACACTATGCGTGTCTTTGTTGACCAGTATGCTGCAGATAATGCACCAGTACTAGTTGGCTATAAAGGCGACGGTGAAATTGATGCGGCAGCATTCTATTGCCCATACATCCCACTTATGTCTTCAGGCACAGTACTTGACCCATCAACTTTCGAACCAACAGTGTCATTCATGACACGTTATGGTTATGTTGAGCTAAACAACCAGGCTTCATCACTTGGTAACGCAGCTGACTACCTATCGAAAATTGGTGTTAACGCAGGTAACCTTTCTTTCCAGTAAGAAATTACTAGAAGAATTAAAATTGAAACAGGTCCTTCGGGGCCTGTTTTATTGACTGCGGTGTCATAAATACATGTGTCGTTCATCCAGACGCAGGACGGAAGTAGCAATAGCGAAGGAACGCACTTAACTTTAATTAGGAGAGTGTTTATGGATAAGTTCACGTTAATGAGATACTTACAACTAATCGCAGAACGAAAATTAGATCAAAAAAGAAAAGTGTTATTCCGCAGATTTTATTTGAAAACGGTTGACACAGATAAATAATAATGTTATAGTTAATACATACTAGAAATAACAACAACAGGAATTACCCAATGCACAAGAATACACAACAATCATTTTATTGGTGCTGGACAGCAATGTCTAGGTGTGTCTTGATGTAACTTTAATCAAAAGGTTATTTTTTACAAGCCCCTAGCATTAACGTGTTGGGGGCTTTTTTTATAGGGGTGTAGTGTTAATGGTAACACGTTGGATTCCAAATCCAAAATTAGCGGTTCGAATCCGTTCACCTTTGCCATCATAAATACAATTGTTATAATTAATAACACAGTATATAATAAACTTTATATGTCGCAATGAATAGGAGAAAATCATATGCCGTCAACAATCCCTTTCGATTCAGGTTTAGTATTAGGCAACATAGTTGACCCAAATCAAATTAAACTATTGAATACAATCGCACAACAACAAGAACCAGTAAATGAAGCTGAAGAAAAATTAAATGCATTAATTACTTCAAAGCATAAGTTAGATATGACTATGCAAGAAATGATAAATTCAAATGTACCCAAAGGAGCTTTGGGAAAGTTTGCTGAATCAATTACTAAAACAGAAGAAGGTTTAACCCAAGCCGCAACTGAGTATGGTGCTGCAGTATTAAAGCAACAGCCTTTAATTCAGAAAGCTAAATCAGATGCACACAAAGCAGGTGGACAAATTCAATCTCACCCAGAGAGTCCAATAGACTGGGAAAAATCCCAAATTAAAAAATTAGCACTCAGCTCAGATACAATGATTACTGATGCTCAATTTATTCGTAACGAAAACGAAGATGATTATTCAGGCGCACACGCCGAAGCAACAGCTACAGCAGCATCTGGAAGTGTCAAATATATATTTGGCCCAAAGATTAGTGCTAGTGTAGCTAGATCAGTAAAAAGTTCAACACTTGCTCAAACTTCAAAGCATAAGATTGCAGGAACACTAGTAATTACAGCTACGTGTACTCATAAGATATCAGAAGTATTTGCTCCGTTTGTAATGGACCCAATAAAAGCAGTAACAGCATGGAATGCGTTGATGCCTGATAAAATGAA